AAGAAAAGCATGGGTTATCAGAAAAGAACGGCAAGATTTCGGGGCAACCAAAGCGAAACGAGAAGAAAAGAAGAAACGGGAAAATGACACAATACAAACCCCAAAACATTCCGGATAAGTGGAAGAAGATAATCCAGAAAATACCGGGTTATGATCCTATAAAGACCGCTAAAGATACGGATGTATTTGACACCGATAAAGCAGAGAAGGTCGTTAAGTTCTTTGAGGTCATAGTAAAACACAGTAAAGGATCGTGGTCTGGAAAACCGTTTATCCTTGAGGATTGGCAAAAAGCTATTGTAATAAACATCTTCGGTTGGATAAGGGAAGATGGGACCCGACGATACCGAGAGATATTTGTGTTCGTTCCGAGAAAAAACGGTAAATCACAACTTATCTCTGCTATCGTTTTATATGTTGCTATGATGGATAAAGAACCTGGTGCCGAGATTTTATCAGCAGCAGCAGAGCGAGAGCAAGCAAAACTTATCTTTGAAATGGTCAAAGGTTCAATCAGACAGGAACCCGAACTACAAAAACGAAGCAAGATATATCAGCACGCAATTCTGTTTAATCAGGATGACCCATCACCAACCAGTTACAAACCAATATCAGCAGACGCAGGCACCAAACACGGTATGAATGCCCACCTGGTGGTTATTGACGAACTCCACGCACAAAAGAACAGAGACTTGGTTGATGTATTGATTACATCAACAGGTGCCCGGAAACAACCAATCATTCTCCATATCACTACATCCGACTTTGAGCGACCGAGTATATGTAATGAAAAGTATGATTATGCTGATAAGGTTCGGGAATCTATTATTGAGGATAGGGCATTCCTTCCGGTCATTTATGAGGCATCCCGGGATGATGATTGGCAAGACCCTGATGTATGGGCGAAGGCAAACCCTAACCTTGGTGTGTCAATCAGTGAAGAGTATCTGGAACGAGAATCAAAGAGGGCATTGGATTCACCTGCCTATCTGAATACCTTTTTGAGATTACACCTCAACATCAAGACAGAACAGGACATTCGGTGGCTAGGCATGGACGCATGGGATAAGTGTGGAGACCCGTTTGATCCTAAGATGTTGGAAGGAAAAGAATGCTTCGCAGGACTTGACCTTGCCACCACCACCGACCTTTGTGCTTTCGTGATGATATTCCCGATTGATGGTATGTATTATGTCCTGCCTGAGTTCTGGGTGCCCGGGGAATCAGCAACAAAGAGACAGAAAAAAGACCGAGTACCCTACCTCACTTGGGGAAGAAAAGGGCATATACACCTAACCGACGGTAATGTGGTGGATTATGACGAGATAAGAAAAAGAATAAATGAGTTGGGTGAGATATACAATATCAAAGAAATCGGCATTGACCGTTGGAACAGTACACAAATCCAAACTCAACTTGATGGNGANGGNTTTANCATCGTTCAGTTCGGACAAGGTTTCCGGTCAATGTCCGCACCCACCAAAGAGTTTGAGAAGCTTATCCTATCAAACTGCCTTAGGCATAACGGACATCCTGTCCTTCGTTGGAATGTATCAAACATTAGTGTGGAGATGGATGCTGCTGGAAACATGAAGTTATCAAAAAAGAAATCGTCAGAAAAGATTGATGGTGCCGTAGCAGCAGTTATGGCATTGGGAAGAATATTGGTTAATAAAGGGGAGGATGGTCCTTCCGTATATGAGTCCAGAGGACCATTGGTGCTATGAGAAACCCCGCATACTATACATATAAAGGGTATATCCAAAGATAATACCTAAATCCAATCCAATGATTAGGAGAGAAAATGGGAATATTCAGTAGAAGAAAAAGAAAAGAGACTCGGAGCACTCTTGCCAATCCGTCGCAATGGCTAACCAGCATTTTCTCCGGTGGCAAAGCAGTATCGGGTATATCATTGACGGATGAGTCGGCATTCAGATTTTCTGCGTATTTGGCGTGCATAAAAATCATCTCCTCAGGTGTATCAACACTACCTTTTATCACCTACGCACGAACCAAAGGTGGTGGCAAGCGAAGAGCATTTGAGCATCCTACTTCTGAACTACTCCTGAACTCTCCTAACAACTATCAATCAGCATCCGATTTCCGAGAATCCTTACAAGGATTAGCATTATCCACAGGCAACGGGTATGCTGAAATCGTCCGTAGGGGTGATGGTCGTCCTGAATCCTTACATATCATATCACCTGGTATCGTCCAAGGTATACAGTTTGTAAATGGTGGTAAAGATACACAATACAAACTGACGAACGGCAAAACAATACCCGGAAGGGACATTATCCACCTAAAGGGTTTTTCCAATGGTTCGCTATTTGGTTTCACGCCAATCAAGTATGGTAAAGAGGCAATCGGAATGGCGATTGCTATGGAACAGTACGGTGCTGCTTTCTTTGGAAACGGTGCCAATCCTAATGGTATTCTCGTTCATCCGAATAAACTCACTCAAGAGGCACAAGAAAACCTTCGAGCATCGTTTGAGAGAATCCATAGTGGTTCGTCCAATGCCAATAAGATGATGATTCTGGAAGAGGGGTTACAGTATACCCAACTATCAGCAGACGCACAGAAATCACAACTAACCGAACAAAGAAGATTCCAAATCCTTGAGGCATGTAGAATGTTCCAAGTACCTCCTCATAAGGTCGCAGCATTAGAAAACGCAACCTTTAGTAATATTGAGGAACAGAATATAGACTTTGTTGTCAATACCCTCCGTCCTTGGTTGGTTCGTTGGGAACAGGAAATCAACCGTAAACTCTTCACACCACAAGAAAGAGGACTGTTCTTCTCCGAACACCTTGTTGATGGATTGTTGAGAGGTAATGTAGCAGCAAGGCAAGCATCATATGTTGCTGGTATCCAGAACGGTTATTATTCACAGAATGATGTCCGAAAGTTTGAGAATATGAACCCTGTATCTGGTGGTGATGTATATCGTATCCAAATCAATACAGAACCGTTAGAAGTAAACGCAAATAAACAACTACTTCCAGATAATAAACGAACCGAAGAAACACCAGAACCAACAGGCATCGTAAAGATGGATATCCTTGGCAACTATAAAGGTGTTTTATTGGATGCTATGGGTCGTATTGTGAGAATGGAAACCAAAACCATCCATAAGAAGGGTGTAGAACATTATCCCAAACTACGATCCAAGATGGTGGAAATCCTTACACCACATTTCGACCACCTGAATAGTGTAATGGAAAAGAATGTAGATACAAACGAGTTCGTTGATAAGTATATCAGCGAAAATAGAGAACACATTAGCAACAACATCCAGTTACTTGAGACATTTGATAATGATTATGTCAGTGATGTTGTGGAAGAAATCCTCAGTCGGTATGAGGATGGTATAAATAACATAGAGGAAAAACAATGAAAGAAACTCGTATTATAGATGAATGTAGCATCCGTTCCGAAGATGGGGACACCCCAACAATCACTGGGTATGCTGCTGTATTCGACTCACCAACCCAGATTATGAACTTCACAGAGGTTGTAAAACCTGGTGCCTTCACCCGGGCAATCAATGAAAATCAGGATGTTCGTGCCTTAGTAGACCACGATAAATCAAAGATTATCGGTAGAACGAAAGCAGGTACCTTGACCTTGACCGAAGATGATAAAGGACTCCGTGCCGAGATCACACCACCGAACACTACTATTGGTCGAGATTTGGTTGAGAACATCAGAAACGGTAATATCTCACAGATGTCCTTCGGGTTCACTGTAAAGGATGAAGAAATAACAAGGGACGATAAAGGTATGATTACACGAAACCTTACCGACCTAAATCTGTTTGATGTATCAGCAGTGACCTATCCTGCCTATAAGGATACCGAGATTGCTGTCCGATCCGAAACAACCGAACAGATTGACAAACTGGTTTCCATATCAAACGAGGAACCAGAAGAGGTTGATCCGATTGATGTTGATAACGATAAGAAACGGTCATTGGACGATTATAAACGAATACAGAAAATGTTAGAACTGAAATAGTATGGGGGAAAATAACTATTTCTCGGTCCTGTTGCTTGCCATATAGCACAGGACCATTTTTATTTAAAGAGTTTTTAAAACTTATACATATAAGCAGTAGGAAAACATTAGGTATCCAAAGATAACCAGTACTTCCAAACGACGATGGGAACGATCCAAGTATTACTACCTGACCTCGACGATGTGTATGAAACAATAATAAACCTTAAAAAAAGGAAAACTACTAATGAATGTAGACCAATTAAAATTAGATCGTGCCAGACTGATCTCACAGACTCGGGACATTCTTGATGTTGCTTCGGCAGATAATCAACGATCCTTGACTGCTGAAGAAGCAGAAAAGTTCGATAAAATCACTGTTGATATTGATGCCATTGACGGCACCTTGGAACGCCAAGAAAGAATGAATGCCTTTCAGGCACCTAATGATCGGGTATCCACTCCCAGAAACGAAGCATCAAACAAGATTGTTCGTGGATTCCAAACTCCTATGGGAGAACTTCGCGACCAAGTAGCAACCGATGAATACAGTAAAGTATTCTGGCGATATGCCCGTCAGGGAAATAACGCTATGACTCGGGAAGATTATAACCTTCTCAACGAATGCCGTGCCTTGTCTGTTGGTACTAACGCTTCTGGTGGATTCACCGTCCCAACCGATTTCATCAACGAACTCGTTGTTGCTCTTAGAGAAAAGGATGTAATGCGGCGCCTTGGTCGGGTTATCCGAACCGAAACTACTTCCACCCAAATCCCGATTGCCTCTTCTCACGGTGCGGCACAGTGGTTGGCAGAAGCAGGATCATATACCGAAAGCGATGAGACTTACAGTCAAGTAACCCTTGGTGCTAATAAAGCAGGAACGATCATCAAAGTGAGNGAAGAACTCCTTGCTGATAGTGCCTTCGATATTCAGCAATACCTTGTTGGTGAGTTCGCTTCTCGTTTCGCTACGATTGAGGAAGCAGCATTTGTAAACGGGGACGGAGCAAGTAAACCTACTGGTATCCTGAACGCAGTATCCCACGGTGTTACTGGTGCGACCCAAAACAGCATCTCCTTCGACGACCTTATCGACCTTCAGTATTCGTTGCCATCACAGTATGATAACAATGCTCGTTGGTTGCTTTCTCGGAATGCTGCTCGCGACATCCGTAAAATCAAGGATTCCAACAACAACTACATCTGGCAACCATCAATGGTCGCTGGAACACCCGATACCCTCTTGGGTCACGAAGTTTTCACTTCCAGCAATGTCGAAGACAATGGCACTACGGGTAATGTATATGCTGTATATGCGGACTTCGGGTACTACTGGATCGGCGACCGTGGACTCCCAGAGTTCCAGCGCCTCGATGAATTGTATGCCGCAACCGGTCAAGTCGGTTTCCGTGGACACATCCGTGTTGATGGAAAACACTTGCTTGCCGATACCGGTCGTTCATTGACAAGTCCGTAAAAAATCGTATAGATCATCAAGCTAAGGACTGGTCCTCGTTGGACCGGTCCTTTTTTTCATACATATTATGGAACAACATAGGAGAACATACAATGAAAAAAGTAAAAATGGTTCACAATGTTAGAATCGCCGGAGAACATTATAAAAGAGGAGATGTAGTAGCATTGCCCAAGGAACGCAGAAAGCACTTCCTTGCCAACAACTGGGCGATAGAAGTACCTGCAAAAGTAAAACCGGATATTAGAAAAGCAATAAACCCACTACTTGATGATGTGGAGACACGATAAATGTACTCACTAAACGAGAAAACCCCACCTGCAACCGAACCAGTAGACCTTCAGGAGATGAAGGATCATTTGCGGGTTGATACCACCGATGATGACCTAATGATAGGGCAACTTATCAAATCGGCAAGAGAATACGCAGAGATTGCTACGGGACGATCATTCATCAATACCACTTGGGAATACAAGACTGATGAGTATCCCACCAAAGAGGGTGGAAAAATAAGGTTGCCTAAATCACCGTTGAGTTCAGTAACCAGTATCGTTTATACAGACACGAATGGTGCTACTCAAATAGAGGCAACATCCGTTTATGATGTAAATACCGATCATATAGTAGGGTATGTTGTGCCTGCTTATAATCAATCGTGGTCGGATGCCCGAAACAAGACCAATTCCATCGTGGTTGAGTTTGTTGCTGGTTACGGTGCCTCTGCTGATGTCCCTGAAGGTGCCCGACAAGCAATCAAAATGCTGGTAAGCCACTGGTATGAACATAGAATGGCAGTATCAGAACTGAACTATAAAAGTGTAGCCATTTGCCGTTGATGTCCTATTAGGTATCAATTCTATTCCGGAGATACACTAATGCCAATGGAACCAGGTAAACTCAGACATAAGATAGTGATCCAATCCTTATCCCAAAGTAGGGACTCATATGGTGGTGTATCAACAACATATGCCACAGAGAATACCCGATGGGCAAGTATAGAACCACTACAAGGTAGAGAGTTATTTAACGCACAGCAGAATAGCGCAGACATCACCATCAAGATAACACTACGACATTATGCTGGTTTATCTCCCACACAACGGATCACTCATTCCTCTCGTACCTTTGAGATTATATCAGTAATCAATCCGAATGAGCGGGATGAGATGACCATTGTTATGTGTAAAGAGGTGGTATAATGGCAGGAGAATCAAGATTAGATTTATCTGGTGATAAAGAACTTGTAAAGATGCTAAAGGAGTTGGGGAAGACACCCGCAAAGCGAATCCTTCGGAAGGCATTGAGAGATGCTGCTAAGGAAACCCAACAGGAGATAAAAATAAACACTCCACAGGATACCGGGAAACTCCGTAAACTATGGAAAGTAAGAAAACTAAAGATGAAGAGTACCTTTGTTGTCGGCATCCAGATACCCCTACCCACAAGGGGACAGTTGGGTATTGATGCTGAAGGTGGTTATTATCCCACCGCATTGGAATATGGATGGACGGACAAACACGGCAATCATCATCCAGCAAGGGGTTTCATCCGAAACTCTGTAAATAAGAAGTTTGGTAGTAATATCAGCATCATCAAACGAAGAATAAA